CAACTGATAACCGTGGATCATAATTAACGATAGTTTTAATATCATTGATTATTACATCTTTAACCGATGAGGTAAATGGATCAAACAATAGATTCCATATAATGCAACCAAAATTTGGGTTCATTAATTTTTCACCCTTGCGGATATAAAAATGATTGATGAGGTCTTGCTTAACCAAAGCAAAGTCGGTTACTTTAAATTTACGAGTCCTATTGTAAGTACTAAATCCAGAATAAGTAGTCATATATATATTTATGCTGGTTTTGCTAGTACATCAACTGCGTATCTTCCTCTATTGAAATAAGTTGTACCTGAAGTATTGTTAGCATCCTGACCAGCGCCGGTCTTTCTCCAAGTGTTAGCTCCACCTGCACCTAATAAATGACTAGCACTTAACATTCCAGCAACAGTACATTGATCATCTCCACTTTTTATTCCCTGTTTGTTAACCAAAGTAGAATAATTTGAATTTAATAAATTAAGCATGGCAGTTTCTTGTACACCTGGATTAGCTAAAAAATCTTCCTTTGAATTAATGCCATCTTTGCCGCGCCAACTTGAAGGATAGTTAACTGCATTATTACCATATAAAGCAAGTGCATCTCGCTTGATGTACCCTTGATCTGATAACACTGCTGCGCCGAACTGATACTTTCCAATATAATTATACTGGTTAGTAGCCTTGTAATTTCCACCACTTTCGCTATATCCTATTTGTGTCATCAATGCTTTAGTTTGTTCTATAGTTAATGGACCTACTGCACTTGCTGGTGTAGGATTGCTAGTGTTATTCATATAACTACTAGGAGCCCCCTTGCTTACAGATGCATTAGCTGCAGCAGTAGGCCCAGTATCAGATGATCCACCACCAACACATTCAATTGGTTTAACATCTTCAGTAGGAGGATCTCCTTTAGTTACATCTGCATTTTCACTGCCTGCTGGAGTAGGTTGAACTAATGGTCCGGTTAGTGCAGCATTTGGTGTCCCTGTTTTTCTAGCCCAGGGTTCATGTGTTGGAGCTATTTTAACAATACTGTTTAATGCACCAGTAGTGCTTATCCATTTACCATCTTTAAGTCCAGTTTCACTTAATTTGTTTACTGTGATAGGCGCAGGTTGAGTAACTTTTGGGCCTTGTCCAGAATTCAAGTTTATAGCTGATCCAGTAAATTTCAAATCAGCCACTGAACTGAAACTTCCGCCCTCTGCGGCATTTAAGTCTAATCTTCCAGAACTAGCCAACCCTATACTTCCAGCATACAATACTGTCTTATTAATGCTTGTTAAGTTTATATCTTTACTTTGTAAATTTATAGCTTTAGTAGCAGATAAGTTAAAGGTTCCACCTGCATTTAAATTAATGTCTTTATCAGCGTGTAAATTTAAGTCCGCTTTTGTTCGTATATTGACACTACTAGCACTGAATACATTTAAATGTCCGCTACCTGTCATTTCTAACCAGACACTGCCATTACTATTTCCAATGTACAGAATTTTTTCCGAGTCATTCATTAACAGTTGATGCCCACCCGCTGTTCGTAAGCGTATCAATCTGTCTTTGTCATTGGTGTCACCATCATCCATTACAAATTGATGCCCACCTTTTCGTGTCGTTACGATATCAGTTGCATCTTCCTTGAATGGGCGACCTGGAGTGCTTATCCCAAATACTGTACTAGGTGTTTCTCTTTGGCTACTACTGCTAATTGTACCTCGTACTGTATCTTCATCCAATCCTTGAGTGAATAGAATCTTAGCTTGTTCTTCATGTAGAGGCTTCTTGAGAGCTACATATTGTGTCCAATCTACATCTACATTTTCATTGAACTCAACAACTGGCATTATTTTTTTAGCGTATAACTTTTGGACAGTTGGGTCTTTAATTTTGGTATCATCTATGTTCTTGGCCCCTGCTAAGCCAGGAACCATGTGATGCCCTAATTGATTCGGCACACATGCGAACCAATATCCTCTCATAGGATCGCCAGCTACAAAAGTACAAAGTACCAAATTTCCTATATCTGGAACAGTAAACCACATACCATAGGTATGTCTAACTGTAGTAAATGAATTTTCGGTTGGAGCTGTTTTACCTGGAATAGAATTCTGTTGAGTAGTACTACCAAAGAATGGACTAGCATAGCTTACTGTTCGCCAGTTACTGGGATTAGTTTCGTCACCTGCGCCTAAGTCAGGAATCCAAATTTGAAGTCTACCCGACATGGTATAGTCAATGTTATTGACAATTTTACCAATGTATGGCCCTGAATCAAGTCTTAGACCGGGACTATCCTCTCGTCTTACATATTCCGGAACTTTTTTACCAGAGCGTTTGTCACTAGCCATTTGTTATCCTAATCCCATATCAACTACATTACCATCGCCTGCTGTACTAGTAATAGATGTAGTTGGTGCTGTTTCATCAATTTTCTGCAATGCTTGTCTGTTAAGGTCTGGGGCAACATCAATAACATTTGCTTTCTTATTCTCAACCGCTTCTACTTTACCCACTTCTTTATTGGTGGTAGGTGTAGTGGTAGTGGTAGTGGTGGCAGTTGTAGCATCAGTTGCATTCTGCATTTGTTGAGCTTCTCCTAACTTAACTGTCGCTGCGGCAGCATCAGCAGTTGTTTTCGGATCTGCTGCTCGTTGTGTAGATTCAGTTGGTGGTGTATTTGAATCATATTTTGGTTGATCTAATAATCTAACTAAGTCAAGAGATTGAGTAAATTGTCCTTTATCAAACGAATTTTCAATAGTTATGATACGATAAATTCCACTGAATACGCTAGTACTATACGTCTCAAAATCCATCAATCCAGTGTCTTGATTTAGATCAGACGGGGTTCTGAACTCTAATAATGCAAATATTTCCTGAGTGTCCATCGTTAAGCTTGAATGCTTATCTATCGCCAGGTCTTGACCCTGAGCTACCATATTACTTGGATTAAAAAATAAGTCATCTTGTTTTATAAATTCAGGATCCCCAGAAATTTTAAGTTTAACATTTATCATGTCTCCTCTACTACTTGACATCATTGATTTGTGTAAATCATTTGCGTCAATAGTTTTCTTATCTTGGGTAGCATTAGTAGTATTGGCTGAATCTGCCTGCGCTGAAACATTTTTGTACTTATTTATTGCGATTGATGCCTTCTTATCGGTATCAGTTGAAGTTGTATCTGCATTATTTTCAACTGTTCCCGCTGCTTGTACTTTTATAGATTCACCTTTGGCGGCGTCTGCCGTCAATACAGTAAAAAACATACTATCAAAATCAATAGAAAAATCAAGTATTGATTGATTTAACCCAGTATACATGTAATAATATTCTTTTACACATGTAGTAGGAAGAGATTTAGTAGCGTTTGGGTATTTTTGATTAAAATAAGGAATTTTTGTAATATAATATGTTATTGTTTTTTGATAAACTCTACGTTTCTCATCAAACGTACCTAATTCTAGCCGTGGTACGATTTTAAAAGAAAATATAGGGTCATTTTCTGTTACTCCAGTGGGTGGGGGATCTTTAATTTGCTTTTTGAAAAAATCACTATTTTTTATTACTTGATTAATTACTTCAACTATAGATGTTCCTGCATTTATACTGAAGGTTGATGAGTCGGGTTCTACTATTCCAGTAGGCACAACATTGAATTTTGACCTAATAGCATCAGCACCAGTTCTGTTTTTCATATTGGTACTACTTGCTGGATTTCTTTTTGGATCAACTATTAATGAATTTGCTATATCATCATCAATTACAAAATTAAATTCATCTGCAAATTGTTGGTGATTATTTTTTACCAATTGTTTTTCATAACTATTAATTGCGGCAGTATAGCTATAAGTTTTAAACGCTGTATTGTTATTTGATTGTACGGCATCTGTTGCTCCTTTAAGGGTATCTGCTGTTCTCTTTCCAGCCTCTGCCGTATTACTACCTAATTCACCCATTGAATTAACTATATTATTATTTGTGTTTGCTTCTTTAACCGCAGCATTAGCAGCATTTCTACTATCTACAATTATAGCAGCCTGGCCTGCATCGCGAGTAGAACTAAAAAATTCTTGAATATTTTTAGCTTGCACTTCAAAGAATGCAGGAGTAGTACAATTACTTTCTGAATAGGCAGTATGTGCGTATGGTACAGCATCAAATTGATATTCTGATCCTCTGAGGCTAGCTTTTATTTTACAATTTATTAATTTTATTGGTATAAATTTAGTCTGTTCAGTGATAGGGCCCAATGGTTGACCTTTATCACTATTCCCATAAAAATCTACCTGCAACATAAACGGAAGTTGATCCCAATTTTTTGCCTTTAATGTATCAGCTACTGCAAGTAATCGGTTCATTAATGTAATACCATATGGTTCAATTATGGTAAAGTGAACCTCTATTACATTTGTGCCTCGTGTTCTGGCATTAAATCCAATAATTGTCATAAATTTTAAATTGTCAAAATAGAAATCTTCTATAAAATTTGCATCTCGTTTAAAATTTTCACCTTTTCTACCAGCACTAGCTATTAATACAGTTCCCTGTCCACCATCAGTTACTGGTATATATTGATAACCAGGTACAGTAACTAACTTGTTGTATATACTAGGTGGTAGAATGTGTAAGCTTACTCCATATGTGTAATTTGCATAACCATCTAATGGATTTTCTCTACCACCATATCCTGCTATTACCTTACGAGTAACGGCTGCTTGTTTACCACCCACGTCACTCTGTGCAGATTCAGATGCAGGTTTTTTTAATAAATCAGTGTTTATTCCTAATAATCCAAGATCAGCCGTACCAGTTTTAAACGCGGAATCTAATTTTGTTTTTTCCTGAAAAGTTATTTTTTCACCTACAGTAGAAGCTAATTGTTCCGCAGCTACATTATTGGCAGCAGTGACTTTATCTGCTGCAGTAGTCAACGGATTAGCTGCTTGCTTACGAGCGGCAGTATCTGATGCAAAAGTTGCTGGGGTAGTTGCCATTTATAATCCCAAATAAGTGGTCAATGTGTTTTTGTTAGGAATGTATATAGTCTGTCCAGGAAAGAAATCAAATATCGGATCTTTTATTACATTTGGATTTCTAACAGCAAATACCCACCACAATGATGAACTTCCATATAAGTCATTGGCTAACATATCAGGTCTATACTTGTATACAATACCTATTGTATACTCAACATCAGATGCTAATTTAGGTATCGCTCTATATGATAGTATATCAAGAAATGGGCCAAAAGTTGGTGTTTTATAATAAGGACTAGTTTTTGAATAGGCTGCTGACATTATATAAATCCTCCTTGCTTGACCAGTCTACCAGCAGCAAAATCTTCTAAATTAAACTTAGATATAACCTTTTTGCTATATACTGGTTGTAATGTTATTGATAGACTACTAGTGACAGGTAATCTGGTAAAATCAGAATCAACTGGGATAGCAATATAATCAACATCAGGAGATAATGTATGTTGAAATTGGGTAATAACACACGGTACATGTGGGAAATAATGACTACCGTATCCATCTAAAAATACCATAGGTGGTGGATTTCCTCTATGATCACCACTACCAAAAAACATTTTAGTAGCTGCTCTAAAAAAGTATATACATGCTAGTAAATATGCCCCTTCTGTTTCATTTTGAACAGTAAAATCTCCTGCTATGTTTATAGCTTGTACTTCACTATTTTCATACGCTTGTGCAGAATAATTACTATGTGTAAATTTCTGTACACCATATGAAGCAGTATGTACTACTGTTATATTAGGGGTATATGGAAAAATTACCCCACTCGTCGATTGTAATGGAGCCATCACTCCACTTGATGCACTATTATACAATAACCCTGATGCTACACTTATTTTAACACGCCAATCATTGGCATTATTTGATGATGTAATTTTAAGTGGGGGTGGTGAGCGAGTGCCACCACCACGAACTAACCCATTGCTAGATAATCTTTCTGCTACTAGATCGGCCTGATCTGGTATGCCGCGAGAACGCAAGGTTACAGGAGCGAACGGGTCTCCGCTGCCGTCAAGACTGGAATAATCGAGGCCCCCTCCACTTGCAAAATCTGTTGCAGATGTCCCTGCTGATTCGTCACTATCCCATGATCCATTTCCACTTCCTACTACAGTACCATCATACGTTATTGGCATATTTATATT